ATGGATAGTTGGTGTGTACCGGTTGCATTGCATTGTAACTGGAATTGTGTGAAGTTAATATTGTAGGAGTGTAAGGAAACACCATTTTGTATCCGGACGTTGCCAATGGTCCTAACAAACCGCCTGTGACAGCATTTGGGTCATCTCCCTGTGTATTAGCAGTCATGTAATTTATAATTCTCGGAGGCACACTGATACTGACTCTCCAATCTTTGGGTTGTTTTACACCTGTAGCACTGCTACTGGTGGCTTTGGTATTCTGTTTCACCAGTGTTGGAACTGATCCTTTGAGCAAACTATTGAATTGTCTCACACTCTTGCCCACATTGCCTCCAATTAAATCCAATGCCTTGCCCAGATTTTGTCCCAAGGCTAAACCTGATTTTAAACCGTTTGTGAGAGCATTGCCCACAGGATCTGGTATGTTGATGCCTGTTTTGGCTTCGAAGTTTGAAATGAATTTGTCAAATTTGTCTGGCATACATTTATTTATTGACAAAATTAAGTGTGTAGTTTATAATGATGAGATAACTATAAAGGAATATCAATGAAAAAAGTCAATTATCTTAATAATAAAGACCTTTTGGAAGAGATTCACAAGTCCAAGACTTCATATTGCAGTTTCACTGCACCAGAATACAGCACCTATGATTTGATTGTGAAAAACATAGATGCCATCAATATTAGAACTGTGGCACAAGCCAAACGTAACAAAGCCAAGAGATTAACGCAGATTGAATACGAAAAACGCAAAGCCGCTGACCCCAAAACCAAATTGAGTGAGTGTGAAATAGATTATAGAAAAGTGGACAAGGATGATCTGATATTCAGAGTCATGACCTATGAACACATTCCGGACGAACCCGGCAGAAAACGCAATCCAAGGAATGTGGCAGATTCCAAAGTTAAAATTAATTTTCCGCCATTCCAACACTGGAAATACGACAGCAAAGGCAACTTGATTTGTGTGGGCAAAAGCCATTGGGAAGGTGGAATGGTGAACGGTAAATTCAACAAGGATGCCGGCAAAGCCACCAACGAATTGGCCAAGATGTGGATGAAACTGTGTGAACGATATGGTACCAGAGGCAACGTGAGAGGTTATACCTACAACGATGAAATGCAGGGACAAGCCATACCAACAATCCATTTGCCTACTACACAGCGGCAGTGACCAATTCATTTGTGAGAATCATCAATATCGAAAAAAGAAATCAAAATATTAGAGATGACATTTTAGAATTGAACAACATGATGCCTAGTATGACCAGACAAACTTCTGGTGACGCATCCATGCCACACAAAGCCGTCAAGGCAGAACCCAAATCTGCTAAAAGCAGTAAACGGAAAAAATAGAGTTGACAAATACAACTTTTTAGTTTATTTTAAACAAGTAGGAGATTTATTTTGTTCAAGAAACTAGCGGTTTTTACCGACATACATTTCGGGTTGAAATCCAATTCAAAATTACACAATGATGACTGTGAAGAATTCATTGACTGGTACATTGCTCTAGCCAAACAGCACGGGTGCGAGACTGGAATGTTTTGTGGTGATTGGCATCACAACAGAAACAGTGTGAACATAGCCACCATGGATGCTTCCATCAGATGTTTGGAAAAACTGGGCAAAGCATTTGATAAATTTTATTTCTTTCCAGGCAATCACGATTTATACTACAAGGACAGTAGAGATATTCAATCCACAGAGTTCGGAAGATTTATTCCAGGCATAACCATGGTGAATGAAATCACACAGATAGATGATGTGGTGATGGTACCTTGGTTGGTGGGCAATGAATGGAAAAAAGTGGGCAAGATGAAATGCAAATATATGTTTGGTCACTTTGAACTGCCCAACTTCTTCATGAATGCCATGGTGGAAATGCCTGACACAGGCGAATTGAGAGGCAGTGACTTTGTGAATCAAGAATATGTGTTCTCTGGACACTTCCACAAACGACAGGTTAAGAATAATATCCATTACTTGGGTAATCCTTTTCCACACAACTACGCAGATGTGGATGATGATGAGCGTGGCATGATGATACTGGAACACGGCAGTGAACCTGTGTATTTCAATTGGGGCAACTGTCCCAAGTACAGAAATGTGAAATTAAGCACACTGTTGGACAAGACCAAAGAGATCATGAAAAGCAAGATGCACTTGCGTGTCACATTGGACATAGACATCAGTTTTGAAGAAGCCAGTTACATCAAAGAAACTTTCATGAAAGATTATGACTGTAGAGAGATCACATTGATCCCAAGCAAAAAAGATGAAGAAATCAACACAACACTGGATATCACAAAGTTTGAAAGTGTGGATCAAATTGTGTCCAAAGAAATAGAAACCATAGAATCAGATGCTTATGACAAAGCAGTGCTGTTGAGAATATTTAGAGATTTAAACAATGATACTGATTAAAACATTAACTGTTAAGAACTTTATGAGTGTGGGCAATCAGACCCAAGCCATAGACTTTCAACAAAAATTGTTGACACTGGTGTTGGGTGAAAACTTGGACATGGGCGGTGATGATGCAGGATCACGTAATGGTACAGGTAAAACCACCATTGTGAATGCACTGTGTTATGCACTGTATGGTGAAGCATTAACAAAAATACGTAAAGACAATCTTGTGAACAAAACCAACGGCAAAAATATGTTGGTCACAATTCAATTTGAAAAAGATGGTGTCAATTACAGAGTAGAACGTGGTAGAAAACCCAATGTGATGAAATATTTCATTGATGATGAGGAACAAGAGTTGTCCGATGTCAGTCAGGGCGATTCTAGAAAAACCCAACAAGATCTAGACAGAATGATTGGCATGAACACACGGATGTTCAAGCACATTGTGGCACTCAACACATACACTCAACCATTCTTGAGTTTACACGCAAATGAACAGCAGGACATAATTGAACAACTGCTGGGCATTCAACTGCTGTCTGAAAAAGCAGAAATCTTAAAAGGACACATCAAACGTACCAAAGAGGACATTGCGTTGGAGACTGCACGTCTGGAAGGTCTTAAGATTTCCAATCAGAAGGTGGAAGAAACCATACACAGTTTGCAGAACAAGAGCAGTGCTTGGAACAATCAAAACACCACAGACATTGAGAAACTGCAAAAGAATTTGACTGAATTGGAAAGCGTCGACATCGATGCTGAACTGGAATTACATCAAAAGTTGGCAGACTGGAACAAACTGAACGATGTGTTGCGTCAATTACAAAAAGACAGAGCCAGTTTGGAAACCACCATTGAACAGGCAGACAAGACAGCAAAAAAATTACACACAGATTTAGAAAAACTAAATCACAAAGCCACCTGTTATGCTTGTGGTCAGGACTTGCCCAAAGAAAAGATTGAAGAAATGCAGAGAAAATTGGAAGAAGAGTATGGTGAATCCAACAGTTACGTGATGGAGTTGGCAGAACAACTGGAGCAAGTAATACAAAATATCAAGTCGGTAGGAGATGTGGAACAACGTCCCAACACATACTATGACACCATCAAAGAAGCATACGATCATAGACAGTATGTGGATTCTATCAAAACAGCACTCAAAAACAAACAGGAAGAAACCAATCCATATCTGGATCAAATAGATGAATTGAAAAATCAAGCAGTGCAGGAGATCAATTGGGACACTGCCAACACATTACAGAAGTTGAAAGAGCACCAAGAATTCTTGTACAAACTGCTCACAAACAAAGATTCTTTCATTAGAAAGAAAATAATTGACCAAAACCTAACCTTCTTGAACAACAGGTTAACTCACTACTTGGATCAATTGGGTCTTCCACACTTGGTCACATTCAAAAATGATTTGAGTGTGGAGATCACTCAGTTGGGACAAGAATTGGATTTTGACAATTTGAGCAGAGGTGAACGCAACAGATTGATATTGGGATTGAGTTTCGCATTTAGAGATGTGTGGGAAAATCTATATCAAAACATCAACTTGCTGTTCTTGGATGAATTGATTGATTCTGGTATGGATTCAGCAGGTGTTGAAAGTGCTCTGGCCATATTGAAGAAAATGAGCAGGGAACGTGGCAAAAACATATTCTTAATCAGTCACAAGGATGAATTGATTGGACGTGTGAACAATGTGCTGAAAGTGATCAAAGAAAACGGCTACACAGCATATGCCAACGATGTGGAAACCTATGACCATACAAGATGACACTCACGATAAACTGACCAAAGCATACATGGCGTACTTCAAGGCAAACGAGTTGTTTGCTGAAAGGCGAAGCCTTGCGACCAAAGTCGCCGCCAGAAAGGCGCTCGCGGAAATTAGGATTTTGGCACGTCTTAGACGTAAAGAATTGGAAGATCAGTACAAAGTAACACGCATTCAAAAACAGCAAGAGCGAAAAAAATAATCAGTAAGTAAGTTCATGCCATGGACTTATCAGGGTAAACCCATAGACTCACTACCAGAAGACTGCGAAGGATTTGTGTATCTTATCACAAATACAACCAACGGTAAAATGTATGTGGGTAAAAAACTGGCGAAATTCAAGAAGACACGTCCGCCTCTCAAGGGCAGGATAAACAAACGTAGAAGCCGAGTGGAATCGGACTGGAGAGACTATTGGGGATCTTCAGACCATTTGCTGGCTGACGTTGAGGCACAAGGCGAACACACATTTACTAGGGAAATATTGTACATTTGTAAAAGCAGAGGCGTAATGAGTTATCTCGAGGCTCGAGAACAGTTCGAAAGGCGAGTGTTAGAATCCGATGAATACTACAACGGAATTATCAACGTGAGGGTTGGTGGTTCCAGAATCCTAAAAGAAGAATTAAAAAAGTACAACAAGGCATAACATAGCAACCCAACTGATCGTGAGATCCAGGAAATGCAGTCGATAAGACGTTAGGTGAATCCTGAGTTGCAAGTCAAGTGCTAACTAAGGCACAAAAGAAGATGCTCTGTGAAAAAGACACAACATCACAACTGCTCACTTTGTTTGTGAAGGGTGGGTCAGTTGCCCGTGACTAATGAAGTCTGGAATAGGGAGTTGGCGGGTCACCGCTTCCGTCCGCAAGGAATTTCCTCTCACACAATGGTAGGCTCATCTCGCATGAAGCAACATACTTTGCCCGGCACTGGGTGAAGTATGGATCAACTATCTGCATGAGGCACGACATAACTTCGTTATGTTATTGAGTTAAATGCTTGAGCGTGAGCGAAAAGCAGAACGACGCAGTCGTTCTTAGATGTTAGGATCAAAAGACTCACAATCCAACCACAAACTGTGATCAGGATCGCAAGATTCTGTGTGCCGCAATCGGGTG